TGGTGCGCCCAACAACCATTTTAGAAATCTCTCCATTGGCTTTTACGAGCGCTACGCCTTTGGCTGCCTGGCAACTGATGGCCCCGTAGGCGGCTCCCTCACCAATTACGCCTTTTCGGGCATGGCAGAGCCCGGTAGCGCCACCATTGGCCCAGGGACCGCCATTTACTACACCGGCCACGTTGAAGGGATGATGATCAACTACGGTGACACCACTTACAACACCTACGGTATCCACCTAGACGGCGTCAATTACGCCTTTGCTGACCGCATCGAGTACAACTACTTTAAGAACTGCCAGGTTGACTCATCTAGGCACGGTATTGTGGTTAACCGCTGCGCCCTGATCGATTTCAGCAGTGTTTGGTGTTCTTCACACCAAGACGACGGTATGATCATCACCAATTCCACCAACATCGCTATAGGCGGTGGCTGTAAGTTCTACAACAATGACAAGGCAGGCTTGCGCTTGGGCACTGGCGCCCGCTTTGTAAACGTGGTGGGTAACACCATGGTTTCTAACGGTGGCGTTGCGCCTGGAACCTATAGCGGTATTCAAGTAGACCCTGGGGTAACCGACTTTACTGTCATGGGCAACACCCTGGGCGGGGATGCAAGTCTTCAGTTCCCGGGACGCCAGAAGTACGGCATTGAGGTCATGGTGGGCGGCTCAGACCGCTACAGCATCATAGGCAACTGCGTGTCTAGCAACGTCTCGGGGGGCGTTAGTAACGGCGGCACAGGCTCTAACCAAACGGTTATGGGGAACTGGTAGAATGGTTGCCTACCGAACTGCTACAGATCTATCTAAACTTAATTCTGGTTATTTGATGGATGAAGATATCATCCTTGAATCCATCCTTGCACCAATGATAAAGGTAATCAAGTCTATGTCTCAAGCAACTGACAGCATCAATGAAGTGATAAACGATCTGATCGTCTTTGCTGACGCGCTTAAAATGGCTAAAACAGACGATCCGGCGACAGATGACGATGAGGCTAAGATGACGGTCTCTGAAGGCCTGGCCCTGGCCCAGTGCGCCCTTGAAGTGGTTTCCAGCTTTTCGGATATGCTAAGGGCCATGAAAGAAGATCCCGAAGCCTTCGCGGAGGCCTTGCGGTCTCTCAAGGCCCAAGACGAAACGCAGCCACCCGTATAGGGACACTCATGGCCATAGACCTCCCTTACCGTCCGCTACCGCACCAGCTGCCGTTTATCAGCTACATGGCAAACGGGGGTGATTTTGCCGTCCTTAACTGGCACCGGCAATCGGGTAAAGACCTCTCTTTTACCTGTGGCGTCCTTATCCCCAAGGCCCTCCAGGAGCCAGGCACCTACTGGTACACCTTCCCTGACCGCAAAAGCGTCAAGAGGGACTTCTGGGACAAGACGGACAACGAGGGGAGGCCGATGCTCGGCCACTACATCCCGAACGAGATCATCAAGGACATCTCGGAAACCGATCTCACCATTGAACTGATTAACCCCCGCTCCCGGCGTGCTAAAGGCTCGATGATTTGGGTGGTCCCGGTGGTTTCAGTCGATCCGGAATCGCTGCGCGGTGCCACGCTTAAAGGCATTGGCTATTCCGAGTTTGCCCACTACAATACCGACATCGTCTTTTCCAACCTGCAGGCATCGCTTAGGAGTGTGCACAACAGAGGCTGGCAAGTGGTCCTCACCACGCCTAGAGGCCACAACCACCACTGGCGCCTCTTTAACGCCTCTAAAGACGACCCCACGCGCTTCACGTCCACAGTGACGATTGACGACACCGGGTTCTTTACCTGGGATTTTATCCAGTCCGAACTTGCCCGCGGCAAAGAATACTCGTGGCTCATGCAAGAGTATTTCTGCTCCTTTGAGGCTTACAGTCGTGGCATTCCTTTTGCCGAAGAACTGGAGTATCTGACTCGCGAAGGGCGCATTACCAGCGTACCCTGGGACGCTTCGCAGCGGGTGCATACGTGCTGGGACTTGGGGCGTGACGGGACCGTCATTTGGTGCTTTCAGCGCTACGGCACAGGCTGGGCCTTTATCGACTGCATCAGTGACACGAAGATGTCCTTCGATTACTATGCTCAGGAACTGCGCCGCCGCCCCTACCTCTGGGGCACCCATCTGGGCCCTTGGGACCTCGGCCAGGCGCAGTTTTATGCCGGCAACACCTTTCGCTATGAGATTGCCGAAGCCCTAGGTATCCAGTTTCGAGTGCAGAAGAAAACCCTTATCCCCGAGCAAGAGGCAGCCGCTAAAGCCCTTCTTAGGCTCTGCTGGTTTGATAAGGACAAGTGCCGCGAAGGGTTGGAAGCACTAGGCGCCTACCATTACAAGTGGGACGAAGAAGCGGGCGTACTTGGGACAAAGGCTGTACACGACTGGGCTAGCCACTTCGCTGGGGCGTTTATGACGGGCGCCATCGGGCTGGACGACATCCAAGAATTCGGCTCTGATTACTGGCCAGAGGAAACGACACAGTTAAACGAGTACGATTACACCTTTAACGTCTTTGAGGCCTAGATGCGCAGCTTTGAAAGCGCCATGCTCATTGGCACCTATGAGCCTGCAACCGCCGCCATCTTGGTAGGGACCATCCTCACCACGGCGGCCGCCGTGGGCGGGACGGTCTACCAGGCGACACAGAAGCCACCGGACTTACCCGAAGTCCCAGCCCTGGAGACGACCCCTGTAGCGCCCGTAGCGCCCCCGCCGCCGCAGGTGCAACCGCAGGCGACGCCGCCGGCGCCGACGCCGGGCTCTTCCGAGGCCGTATCGGCAGCCGAAGCGGCCGCTGCCGAAGAGGTCGACCGGCAAAGGCGCCGTCTCGGCAGGCAGCAGACGGTCTTAACCTCCCCTCTGGGCGCCGCTGCCGGCGGTCTTTTCTTTGGAGCTTAGCCGTGTCGCTCATTCTTGACCTCTTAGACCGTGAAAAGGTACTCCTCTCAGAACGCGTCATGATTGATGACATGATCGCCAAGATTAACCGCTACGTGACGCCTTACGACTACGATCCGCACGTGAAGGAATACTATCCGGGCGGCGAAAAGGGCCAAGATATCCTTGACGGGACGGCGCAAGACGGCCTGGCAACCGCAGTTAACACGATCATTTCAAGCGTCATCCCCTCAGACTTGCGCAATTTCTCGATCGTCCCTGACAACGATATCCTCATGTCTAACTCTGCCGTCAACGCCTGGTACGCAAGTTCTTCCCAGCACATCTTTCGCAAACTTTCGACTAGCAACCTACGCACCGCTTCACATCCCGTGCTTCGTGACGTTTACGCCAAGGGGACGGGCTGCGTCTTCATGACCAAATCCCTCGACAAGCGCCGCTTCGTCTTTAGGCCTTACCCGATTGGCTCCTTTGTCATTGCCGAAGATGAAGAGGGCGCGGTAGACACCGTGATGCGCCGTTCACGCTTGACGGTGCGCGTTCTATCAAGCATTGTGCCACGCTTTGGCGCCGGCGCCGGGCTCTCAGATATTGTGAGGCGCCTAGAGAGCCAAGGGAAACTCGACGATCCCGTAGAGCTTCTCCACTGTGTCTATCCGCGCCCCGAGGTCGACAAAAGCGAGGTAACGCGCTCGACGCCTGTACGGGCCTACCCCTTTGCCTCGGTGTGGATCGAGCGGGAAAACCAGCATGTGATCTATGAGGGTGGTTACCTGACCAACCCGTACAAAGTCCCTCGGTGGACGCAGTATCCCGGCTTTCCTTACGGCTTTGGGCAGATTATCAACGTCTTGGCCGACATCCGCACCCTCAACAAGACGAAAGAACTAACGCTCCGCTCAGTCGCCAAGGCCATTGATCCGGCCGTACTGGTCCAGCAAAACGAGCCCATGCTCTCACGCGGCCGCAGGCTGAGAGTGGCGCCCGGCGCCATGATCGCCATGCGTGACATTAACGCCATGCGGGCCTTTGAGTCGGGCGACAAGATCGACGTCGCCGCCATCACCATTCAGGAACTACAAAACGCCATCAATGTCGGCCTGGGTGTCGATCGCATGCGCATCGAGGCGCCCTCGGGCGACACGCAGCGCTCAGCTACCGAGATCGCCCACCGGATTACGACAAACAATAGACAGCTAGGGCCAGGCCTCTCCAAGATCGAGGACGAATACCTAGAGCCCATCGTTCTTACAGCGCTGGTCATGGAGGCGGAAGACGGCAACCTAGAAGATCCCCCGCCCGAGATTTTCGAGGATAACCGCGGCTCTTTTGTGGCGCTAGCCGTGCGCTTTGAAGGCACGCTGGCTCGCTCTGCCAGGCAGATTGACCTCACGGCTATTACCAACTTCTACACCGTCCTCAACATGATCTCGCCTTACTCTCCGGAGGTTAAGGACCTCATCCGCCATGACGATGTGGCACGCTTGGGGGCCCAGGCTGTAGGCTTCTCAGATAACCTCCTTTATACGCCAGACGAAGTTGAAGTGACTCGGGCGCAGCGCAAAAAAGAGCAGCAAGAAGCGGCCTTGCAGCAGGGCCTCTTGCAAATGGGCCAGTTGGTCAATGACATCCCGCCCGAGCGCCTGCCCCAGGCCTCTAA